ACCAATCGCATTTATTATTTTCACGGTGTAAAGCTAATCAAAAGTGAAGTAAAAACAATCACTTTATGCCTTTTATTTTCCCGTTATTAACATTTTTTCTAATATCCTTTCCTTTGTAATGCCAAATCCTGCTTTGCAAATGATATTTGAGTACGTATGTTATCTCCAGCGTGAACAAGAGTTCGATTTATGCGATCTAGCCATACGACCAACTGATTAGCAGTCACACTTTGAGCTGCAACGAACTTAATTGCAACAGTTGCCGGAACTCGTGACAAGAATTCCATGTGTTGAGAATACACGTTTGCTGTCACTTGGTCTTGATATGCCTTTGCATCCGCCAAAAGTTTCCCACTTCTTGCAAGGTAGACATTTATATCTGTCAGACGATCTACCAATTCTTTCGGGTTATCACTGGCTGTTATTTCAAGAAAAGACTGCATCTCTTCTATTTCCTGTATGATAGGAAGTAGAGGACAATCATCTATCTTACACGAGCCCATTCCGTCATTTTTAGGGCAGTATTTACAATTTATTTCCATGATAATTATAAATTAAGTTATTATTTTAAATTACAATATACGCTTAGAACCAGTTATCTAATGCTCAATTCATACAGAAGTCAAGAAAAAACAGATTGCTTTTCTCTGCCTCGTATTCATCTATATGAGAACCACAAGATTTCAGTTCTGATACCTCATGCTTTAAATTTTCGTTTTCAGCTTGCAAGCGATAACATTCTGCTTTACATTGGGCATATTCCGTAAATGCCTTCAGCATTGCCATGTACTGATTATAATCTATCTCTATCTTCATAACGATGTGTTTTTACTGTGATAATTACTCTAAACCTACCGCCCGAATTGACGGTAGGGCGTCATAAATGAGAACGTTGGTTAACCCCCATACGGCACTTACGCTTTTTATATGTGGCAAAATATTTCTTACAAAACCTGCTCTAATAATTACTTAGGGCAGGACACTTCCACGTGTTTCCATTGCTCTTAAATTCTATTCCCTGACCTTGTTTATTGAAAGTTCCGGGAACTTATTTCCTTTCACCTGCTCTGCCATTACATACATATAGCAGAAATCGGCTGCTTGCTTATAAGTTTCAAACTTGAAAACAACATTTGAACCCTTTTTTGAGACCTTGTATTTCATTGTATGAGTTTATATTGGTTTCATTATAGCTCCATTAAGACGCTGTGTAGTTCTTATGTAATCATCAAGAAGCTCTTGTAATATGAAGTCCGGATAAACGTTCACAACACCGAAACGGTCTATGTTCACCTTATTTACCGGATACCCCCTTTTCCTACACAGACGTGTAGCGTCATTGCCGAGCTTCGAAATGTCACTTACATAAATGGGGAGCTTATGCCTCTGCACGTATGCAGACATAGTGGAACACCCATATTCACCAATAGCTTTTTGGGAAAGTTTTTTAACCTCATCTTCTAGCGCACCTAACCTTAGTTCTGTAGATTTAAGCCTGTTTTCCTGTTCCACATTGGTTTTGGCCAGTTGAAGAATCAATTCTGCCTGGCTCATTTCAACGGTTGAATTCAAAATATGATCCATTGCTCTATATTTTTATATTAAAGTTTTGTATTTTTATAAATTAATCGAACGGTTTATCGCTGTTCTTATATCGTTACGATAATCACGGTTCCAATCATTACATCCCATGCGTGAACCGTAATAGGAACGGTAGTTTCTATAGTCACGATTGCCGTACTTCGATTTGTATTCGGCTGCACGCTTGGCGTTTTCTTCATTAATCTTTGCTGCTTCCTTTGCTTCCGCCCATGCTTTTTTAAGGCAGTAACTAAATGTAGCATTGAAGGTATGATTGAAAATGTAATGCGCTCTCTTCATTATGTCTGATAAATTGTAACGTTTCATATATTTAGGAGTTAATTGTTATTAGTTCTTTTATTTGATGTAAAGATACAAGTTATAGCTTGTTTTACCAAGTGAGACAACAAGAAAAAACTTATCTTTAACTTTATTTATACAAGCTATAACTTGTTACACAGGGAATATTACTACCTTTGCTATAAATATTAACCATTAATTATATGAGAATCAGAGAAGCCATAGAACAACAAGGAATGACTACACAAGATGTAGCTAAGAAAATGGGTATAACCCTAAGTGGGCTTAACCAGCATATATCAGGCAACCCTTCTATAAAGGTATTAACCAAAATAGCAGAAGCCATCAACGTCCCCATGTGGCAGCTATTCGCGTCCCCGGAAGAAGTGCAACTTCCCTCAAACGCCCATTCTGTAAAATGCCCACATTGCGGAAACGAGTTCCCAGTTAGCGTGAATGTTGAACTTAAAACCAAATAGTATGAAAGAGATCCTAATCATATTAATGTTTATTGTACCAGTCTTTGCAAGTGCGCAAGAATATAGCAATTTGACATCTAAAGACTCACTTAATATAAACATGGATTCTTCACAGGTTGTTGTTGATTCTATTGTGGAAGCCAATTTAAAAAAAGAGCAAATAACAGCTATTGGCGGAATACCTTTTGGAATTTCCAGAGAAAAAGCCCTACCTGTATTAAGAAACAAATATGGGGAAGAAGACTATCTTTCTGACAATAAGCACATAGTCTTTAAAAACATAAAATATGCAGGTGTAGATTTTAACTCTGTATATTTCCTTTTTCAATCAGACGGTATTAATAGCTATTTTAATGCTTGCATATTTATCCTAAATGCAAAAACGAAAAAAGGAGCCATTGACAAACAAGACGAAATGAGAGCTCTTTTATCTAAAAAATACAATTTATCTTCTTTTACAGATAATAACGGATTCAACTTATATGTTGGAGGTGTATCCCCATTATGGAACGGTAGTTGGAAATCATTTTTAGAAGGGAATTATACTGGTGCTGTTCATATAGACATTATAAATTATGACGAAGAATTAGCCCAAAATGCTGGATTTGAATATTCCGTCCGCATAATTTATGGTCCTTTCAATTACGTAAAAGAAGAATTTTGAGTCTAAATGCATTAGAAATGACCGTATGGATACTTTCTATTATCGTGTCTGTTATAGCCTTATTTATAAGCTGTACCGTAATGTATAGATGAATATAAGGGATGCGAATGCACCCCTTTATTATATCAACTAAGAATTAATAAGATTAATGATACCTTGCCTGCCAATTCCGGTAATCTTTCTATGGTAGATAATATGGCCATTGTCAGCAACCTCTTGCTTTATATCAAACCAGCCAAGGGTTGCGTATTTGGTATATGGAACCCATGTCTGATTAACCTTGTACTGCACACCAAGTTCTTTTAAACGGTTATTGAGTTCAATTGCCGATTTAAGCCCCAATTCTTTAGCAACTTCCGTACATGTATAGGTCTTATTTACATGGGTAAGAACAGCAACCTGTTTCTCGGCTTCAATACGTGCAGACCGTTCTTCTTTTAGCTTAGTGAGAAGTTCAATACCAAAATCTGGATTATTCAATATCTGGTCAATAACATTGTCGGTAGCATATATGCCATGCTTGCGGATTGAAGGAAGGATTTCACTAGTTACCCATTTACGGAAAGTTTTAGCCTGCGGCTTACGACTATCAAGTATTACATCATATAAACCGTCTTCATTAATAAAAATCATTTCTTGTTGTCTACCAAGAGAGTCCGGGATGACCTCATTAGTAATGACCTCACCACAAAGTCTTGTTTTTACTTGACTAGGATTTCCTAACTCCAAAACTTTGCAAACATCTGCAAGACAAAACAAAGGTTTATCACTTGTTCCGGCTACACGAACTTCACCGAACGATTCATTCTTGAAAATCTGAATATTGTCCATAATAAAGTCTTTTCGTTTGAGGACGTACCGCACTTCTTCATGCGGAGATAAAAGGCGAAAGCCATGCAGGGGGTTGTGACCTACACAGCTTTCTATATCTTAATCCTCTGATTAATTCTAAATTTAATAAGTACAACCCAATGCACTGCAAATATACGGATAATTTTCAAAAGTGACACTTTAAGAGCCATTTTTTAAGAAAAAAAAGAGAGGTGCAAATACACCCCTCTTATGAAGATACAGCATGGCTTCACAGCTTTCCGTATCTTGATGATACATAAAAAACGTAAGTGCCAAAAACATTTACATCATTATTCTACAAGCTGAAAACAAAATGTCAAAGAGCGATTTATTTAAAATCAAGCATACATTATATATCTTTCAAATAATTATCCACCACTTTAATAAACTCGTCTAATGATCGGACAACAACATATTTTGCCCCAATACTCTCAAATTCCTTTTGATAGGCTTTCTGATTCTCTGACTGTCTGCCTGTCTTTGCTTTTAATTCAATACCACAAAAGGGATAGAATCTATTTGGTATAAGCAGTATCAAATCAGGGAATCCAGCACGAACACCCATCTGCTTGAACTTGGAAGCTTCAATAGCATTACGCTTCCCTCCATTGGGAGAATGGTGGAGCCTTTTCGTCCATTTAGGGTATTTAAAATCCCAATATTGAATAATAGCCTTTTGAAGCTGATCTTCTAAATGTCTCATTCTCTCTTTTTAATTAAAAGCCCCGAAGCGTATTCTCCGGGGCACAACCATTATTTATTAACCCATGCCATTGATGTGTGGCTCACATTTATGAGGGGCGTAGGGGAATCGAACCCACTAATCATAATTGGGCAGTGCCAGCAATCATGATTAACTTGCCGATTGAAGCTTCATAAATCAACAAGCCCTTACAATGTATATTGTGCACTTATCCATAATAAGGAACACAGCCAGTGCTTACGCCCCATTTTCGCCCGCCCTATCTTCATAAATAGAGCAGGCATGTAAACAAATACACTTAATCAAAATTGAAATTATCTTCACCGTCTGGCTCTTCAGCCGGCATATCATTACCGAAGTCCATCGGGATGAACCAGTCTGAAATATAGTCTTCCATATCAGTCAATTTTTAAGCATTAGGAAATTCTGGTTTAACATCTGAATTTGCTTCATAAGGATAAACATCCATAATAGCAGTTTCCGCTACCGAAGCAATCACGTAGTCTGCCATTGTGCCTTTCATTCCTTCATCCAGTTTATTGACTGCATCTCTCAAGTCGGATGCTTGAACAAGAATGTTTGTGGATGTTTTCTTTTCCGCACCAGTTTTTTCATCCAATGTGATAAAGTATAACTTGCATTTAAAATACCTGTCAGCAGATTCTTCATCTGAGAAAAATATCTCAGAATAGTTGGCACGTTTTATGTCAGAAACAGTAAATTCACCGCTGATAAACGGTGTCATTTCCTCAATACATCTTCCTTCGCTTTCTGTAAAAGATAAAGAATCAAATAAATAAGATTCTGTGACTTTTTTATTCATCCCGTTTTCCATTACTTTCTCGTAACGAATTTTACACTCAAACCATGTGTGCATCATAATCATTCCTCCTTTGTCTTATTACGTTCCTTAATCATTGCATCAGCAAACTGATATGCCATATCTGCTGTACTCTGTGTGTTAAAGTTACATACACTTTTTTCCGCATAAGGGTTGAACAATGTTACAACTCTGTTCCATAAAGTTCTTCTGCGTTTTGCTGTCATCATTATGCACTTCATCGCTTCAAGCGCAATATGATCTCGTGATATGTTGCTTTCCATAATCAGTCCTCTTCTTGTATTAGTCGTTTAATCAATTCTTTTTTCCATCCTTGAATAAATCCATTCTCATCAATATTCATAATGATGTAGTCGCCATATCCTTCATCTGCCGGACACATAATCTTAGGTACATATCCGTCATAAGAGGTGATAACGTTTTTGTTCCCATCAAGAATATCACAAAGGAAATCATCGCACACTTTATAATGAACACGGGCAGTTGTTCCTTGGGACCAGTTGACTATTTGTCCTGTTTCAATATCTATCAGTGGTCGCCAACGCCAGTTATAACCACGCAGCACCATGTGTTGTTCTCCCATATATTCGGCACAAGGCATCTGGGGGATTCCATCCGTTTCTTCACAATCGGTATCCTCCATACCGTTGATGTATCCGTCATCCCAATAGCGTACACCTGCATCCACTTCTAAGTAGACCGCTTCAAATTCTGTTGGTTTGTTGATTGTAATTTTCATTTTCTTATTATTTTGAACATTGTAAATAAGTGGAGCCACCATCGGTACTTACACATCTGACTACAAACTGTGTCCAAGATTCTTCGCTGCATTTCGTTCCAGGTGGGACTTGTACGGCAATATCCATATCGTCAGTTCCGTATTCATCAACGATTTCTTCTAACTGTTTTATAAATTCTCTAAGATTCATTTTTTATTTTGTTTTTAAGTTTCTTACTCATTTTCCTGCATTGCCTTGCCTTATCCAGTTCACAAGGTTTCCGGCAATACTTGTCTATAAGTCCATCACATCTATCAAGAAGGTGGATTAAATTTTGTATATCTGTTTTACATAGGTCCATAACATCAGAATGGCAAATCGTCCAAATTTTCATCCACTTGTGCGGTGGGTGCATTTACAGACGAAGAAGCGTTTTGCACCTCATAAGGCTTCATGTTACCTATATACGGAACGGATTTAAGCTCGTCCTCCGTCATGCGTTCGCGAACTTCTTTGGCGAGCGACTGTCGTATGCTGTGCGTGTCACCATACTCTGTGCGTGTCACCATACTTGCCGGGAGACTGTTTTTCCCAAGCGGTGGAATCAATGTACGCGCCTTTGGCTTTCAGGTTATCATCTGCCGATATGAAGATGTTATTGTCTTCAATAGGTATGAAAACACCTCTTTTTGTAGATGTCGCGCCTTTTACAGTTACAACGCAGGAGTTTTTAAATTTTAGTAAATTCAATTTTATGCTATAATTCATAACTTAGTATATATTAAAGTTCTATCTTGTCAAAGTCAATGCCGTGTTCATTCATAAAGTCACCCAAGGCAATAATATTCTCACGAGTGGTGGTGACTTTGAAAGCTCTCGTTAACAGTTCAGGTTGTTGTGCTTCGGGCTGATTAATAAAAGGAGGTTGCTCGTTGGCTTTTTGTCCTGCCATGGCAAACGGATTGATCGGACGGGATTTGGCTTGTTCTACTTCAGCAGCTTTACGGGCTTCTTCAGCAGCCTTTCTTTCCTGCTCTGCCTTGATACGCGCCTCTTCTGCTGCTTTGGCACGCTCACGCTGTTCCTTCAGACGGTTGGCATACTGGATGGTGGATGTGATGTTGAGCGTATCCATATAATAAGTACGGAGGACATCGAAATCCTCACCAAACCCCTTCAGTGTGGAGAGTTCGTTCTCAATCTTAGCAAATATGGCATCAATATCGTTGCATACAGACTTCATGCTTGCGGATTTGTTGAGCCACTCCAGTTTAAATACCTTGTTGAAGTCTACAAGGTTAACATTCAGTCCATCGAAGTAGGTCCTGATGGTGACTTTCTTCTTGTCCTTGTATTGCTGTTCGTTTTGCTTGACTACCGTGTCAATCTTGGCAGAGCACTCGCCGATAAGTTTCACGGTTTCGGTTACAACGTCCTTGAACTCCCCGAAAGGTTTCATGAATTCTTTCTCAATTTCAAGACGTTTGGCATTGAGGGCTTTCGCCGCCTTGTTTAAAGCTGCCTTGTCTTTCTTTGCCTGATCGATATTCTCATCGTTATAATTGGAGATATCATACATTGGCAAAGCGGCTTTTACCATATCTCTGATTTGCTTTGCGTTGGTAGTAAGACTACCTAACGTCTTTTCACTCACGACCAGTTCTAGGTCGCTTTCTTGAATTGCTAATTGTGTGTTCATTGCTCTATATCGGCTATTTGGTTAATAATATCGTCTGCCATACGAATGCGTTTTTCCATTTCTGCAAAGACCTTTTCATTTGGTAGTATGCGAACAATATGGATAGGATCTTTTTGGAAAGGATTGTAAGCAACAAAATCCGTCCAGATTGCATTACAGCACATCATGTGAGCCATACACTGATAGAAGTATTCATACTTGACTTTGAGGAGCGAATCATTGTCATAAACTTCACTTTTGTACTTCATAAAAGTATTTTGGGAAGGAGATTTTATTTCTATACATCCACGCTCCCCAGATTCTTCATCATAAAAGAACCCGTCAGGACTACTGGCAAAGTTGGGGATAGTGGGGTGTTTACACGACCCCACTTCTACAATATGCCTTCCTGTTAACCTTGAATACAAATCACGTGCGCTTGCTTCCTGCTCTGTCCCGAATCTCATTGCTTTGCTCTCTACATTAACAGCAGACAAATACTCGGCAAACGCAATATCATCGTTTACAATCTCAGGATTCATAGCTCTTTCTGCCGCAACTTGGAAAATGTAATTCTTGGCAGTATCGCTGAACATGTCACTTCTGCCGCTTTTCATAAGCAAGCCGACACTACTACCAGTAATGTTACCAAGGCGACATCTAAACCAGTCAAGTGACCTTTGTTCTGCATTTTCTATCATAACAACGTTTTTTGAATAGGTTTATCATTTGCTTTAGTTTGGGGCTGATTTACCGACTGTTCTGCTTTTGGTTGTTCTTCAACTCCTGCGGCTTTTGCTGCGATTTCGGCAAGTTTATTAGCTTTTGCTGATTTATCAATAATTTCCTCATATTCTGCATCCTGAATATCTTCAACTTCTTCCTTGGTCAAGAATCCCATTGATATTTCAGGACAATAGGCGCGTTGCCAGAAAGCAGCCGCACGATAAGTAAGCATCAAATTTGGCATTGTAACCCATTTGCTTCCGGACTTTGTATACCACCCTTCCTTTATTGCCATTTCAATAGTTATCGGATCTGATTCAAGAACTTCTTTAGTAGAAAGTTCAGTGGCATAAGCAATACATTCAATATTATCCACATCAGTACCATCGAACTCTTTTACAACGATTGTATTGCGTCTGTTTGTAGCATCCCACACTGTTTCATTGTATTTTACTTTACCAACCTTCCCAAGCGTTCTTTTCCGATACCTAAGTGAAGTGTATTTGCCACTCATGTTAATGGTAGCGATAAGGAACTTACTTGACCATGACGGATTTCCCTTAACAACATAGAGATTCTGCATTATCATTAACGGATTAGCATTCATTCTCATTGCCATATCAAGCGCAATCACACAATTTCCTGTATTCCCTTTATAAGCTTCAGGAACGATTGTACTTTCAGTGTACATCTTGGCCATGCGCTGCATAACCTCAAACTGTTTCACGGTTTGCCCTACCGGTGTCATTGCAAACTCGGCCGCTTGTTTGGCCTGAATAATCTGTAATTCTGTAACTTGATTGTTTTCTTCCATTGCTCTAATATTTAAAAGTTTAACAATATCTTGATAACCCCTGCGCTAAGCAAAGGCTGGTTCTTTCTTCTTCTAAGATTTTATCAGTATATCCTGACGAAAGCTTTGAAATGTGTAATTTTAAATTCTGATCAATCTGTCCTTTAACATCGGATATATCTTCCTTGATAAGCTGAATAATTTCTTCCTTGGACGAATACCCGTATTCAGGAAGATATTCAAGTTTACATGATTCAACTTTTTTCAGTTCTTCTTCCAATTGATATAGTTCATCATACATTCTGTTCTCTTTTATAGGTTTCATAAACAATGCCTACAGCAGCCAACAATTCTTTCATTCTTGAATTTTTCTGTTCCACGGCATCATACATGGATGCTTTAAATTGAACTTCAACAGTATAATTGGCAAGTTCTTCGTGACTCATAGCCAACAGTTCTTCTTTTGTTTTCATTGCTCTTATGTGCATTTAGTTATACATATTTTACTTTTAGTATTACATCTACCGGATTATCCTCCATTGAAGAAAAAGCGTCAAGTACCTTTTCCTTAATAATCCTAATCGGAATGTCTATAATTCTTTCCTCTACAACTGAAACAGGAATCTTACTACCATTATATGTCAACAGTGTAATTGATTGAATTACATACGGACGTTTTTTATTCATCTTCATGTTCTAATCTTTTACTATGCTTCTCTATATATATTGAAGAACAAGAAAAAATAAAAAATGAAATCCAAAACCAAACATTATCAGGATTGGCAAGCAATATTACCATAATCAATGATAAAGCCCAAATAGTTAAAATTGGTGTTCTTTTCATAACTTATTGATCATCTTTTTATTATGATGTAAAACTACTTTATTTTTGACTTTTACCCAAAAATTACACTTTGAAAATACTTGTCATTAACATGATATAACAGTTTGATAATCAAGATTTTAAGGAAGCATACTTCACTACATCGTAAGCATTGCAATACCATCTTCCATTTTGGCGATTGGCAGGTTTCTTTTCGGCTCGTATCGCCCCAGAACCAACCAAACGAAACAGACGAGATCTACCTCCAACTATATCAGCAGCCTCACGTTGACCAAAAGTCTTATCATTAAGGACTATCTTCAATACATCTTCATCAATCATATCTATTCTTTGAAAAGGTTATTCTTATGGGCATATTGGATAAATTCAGATTTCTCGTGAATATCCAACTTTAAATAAACCGATTTAATATGGTTTTTAACTGTATGAGGGGAAAGATAAAGCCTTTCTGCAATATCCTCATTATTAAAGCCTTCATATACCAACTGCATAACTCTCATTTCCGCATCTGATATACAACAGTTGAATTGTGGACAGCAAATAACGCCCTCATATCTGCATTCACCACGCATAGGACATCTCACACGTTCAAAGTTGAATCCACCTTTTTTATCTATATCCCTGCTAGTATTATCCAACTCTCCCAAATTGCACTTGCAAAATCTATTTACCATAAGAAATTGAAAGTATGGGATATTCTGCGAGCTTCTGCTATAACACTCCATTAATGCTTTATACGCTTCAGGATAACACTCCCTTATACGTTCGAGGATATCTTTCACAAGAACAGTTTCTTTATCTGTTATCGGTTTATTGCTTCCGTCAGGAAACATGCACCAAAGTTCATCTTCAAATATGTAAAACTCTAAATCCTTCATCATTCCACACATTTTAGTCGGACCATAGATTTTCAGGAGATATCCCTGTTATTTCAGAAAGGGCAGCGATATGTTCTGGGTTATTAGGTTTCATTCCATATACAACCCAGTTTCTTACAGCAGTAAAAGACACTCCTGTCTTTTTTATCACCTCGTTGATAAACTCAGTTTTGGGATGAGTAGCATTTGGAAGATTTGAATAATAGTCCTTTAAGGTTATTTTATCACCTTCACAAAGCTTTTTGGTTGTTTTTAAATCATCTTTCATTATCTTTGTAGTGTTATATAATTAATAGCAATGCAAATATATCCATTTTGAGGATAAAATGAATATTTTTATATTTAAATATCCTTAAAATGGATAATAAAAATCACTTGTATGGATAATGGAGAAGAAAACAGGCTGAAACAGTTCAGAATTCACATGAACATGACGCAACAGCAAATGGCTGATCTACTTAAGGTCGGTCAGAATACCTATTCAAGAATAGAGAATGGAGTTACAGCTTTCAAGGATGTATACAAAAAAATAATAGAGGATAAGTATCATCTCACAACAGGATGGTTATCTGGTGCTGATGTACCTATGTTTAAAAAATACGATGCGGTAGCTGGAATTATAGAAAAGGGTATTTCTGGAAGTAATAAAGAGAAGCTAAAAGAAAAGATTTTAGAAGAACTTATAGAACAAAAACTGGAAGGTAAAAGTGATTCCATTTCTATGAGCAGAGAAGTTTTTGAACAGATATCAAGACTTACTGAAACCGTGTTGTCTCAGCAAAGAACTATAGAATCAATGCAGGAACAGAATAAAAAATTTCTTGCCCAGCAGGAAAATGTTGTCAGATGTGCTCATGTAAGTGGGTCGGATATTTCAACGAGCGACATAAAGAACCAAAATATTAATAAGGGAATAAGATGAATATATCAGATGAAGGAATAGCTATAAGCAATCGTTTCTTTAAAGCTATAGCAATATTAAAAGAACAGAAAAAGAT